ATCAGTTCTTGATACAGAGAGTAAACCAGTTCCCTAATAAGGACTCACCCATATTTGAATACACTGGGCCTTGTGCCGTTGTATATCTATGGAAAATGGATGGTTCCTATGCCGGGACTGGTGCTCTCATCGAGAACCATATTCAAACTATCGACCACAATGTGGTCCTGGAGCTGAATAGCGGACGTGATTTGTTCGCCACCCAAGCCTTTAATCCAACTGCCATGCGCCAGCTCAAAAAGCCAGTGCGGGTCGTTGGTAAAATTTATCAATTTCCGGTTCCGGTCGGTTTTAACCTAACCTACCAGTTGCAGATGGTTGCTCCTAAGGAGACCACTGGACTATGTATGGTTATGGGAATACCAGACTTGAATCCGTTAGGTAAGGAAGGTGGAATAGTTTGCTCAATGGGCAGCTATTACTTCAATGAAGGGGACGATCACCGGACTTCAGCTACCTATAGCTCAGACGCAGGAATGAGTGGGTCGCCTGTTTGCCCCGCAGTGGGCACTGGACCTCAGCGTTCCTTTGGCCGCAAGGTCATGGGATTGCATGAGAATGGAGGGCAACCGAACGAATTCTATCGTTATACCGAGCAGGATATCCAAGCATTGCGAGGACAGGCTGTACACGAAGTTTCCCATCCTCCTGAGGGAGGTAAGGGGAAGACCAAAATTGGTCGTGGTCAGTTGAGGTCAGCATCTGCTAAGATTGCGAAGCAACTTAAAGCAGGAGGGGGATCCAAAGCCGGTATGAGGCACACTCACTTTTGGTCAAAATCCTTAGGTGGGTGGGTTGATTATGACGAGGTCGAGCGAGAGTTTGAGTCGACCATGGGACACGACTTCCCTGATGAGCAGGATGTAAAGTATACAAATTGGAGTGAAGGTAAGCGGAAAGCGTACCGTGAGTTCATGCAGAAGCTTGAACCAGCAGACCAATACGATGCACCTGCCTACCCAGATGAACCAGAATTCTGGGCTGCACGGGACGACCTGGAGGAACAACATCAGGCCTTTGACCAACGCGCACGCGTTAGAGTCCAAGGCCGAATTCCTACTGGAGTCGGATCTGGAGGCAGCAATTGGGCGGATGAAGTTGAGGAGGAGGAGGACTACAGGGATGTGGTCCCCCAGAGTCCCAATGGTAAGACAAAATTGCCGGCTCCAGTGGCACCAACTACGCAGCCGGCTGGGCATGAAATCTCTTACGAACAATTCCTTGAGTACTTTCGGAAAAAGGAGGAGGACGAAGTGAAGGCCAATACGTTGGCCAATGCCCAAACAACCACACCACAGGTGTCGAAGCGTAAGCAAAAGGCGAAGAAAGTAGCCTTCAAGCAAGAAGCTCCTGCACCTCGAATCCCCAAGCTTAAGCCCAAGCAGACCGTCTCGACTAAGGC